AGCATCGAGACGCCGGCTGGCTGGCCCAGCTCGCCGAGAAGGACCGGCAGATTCAGGAGGCAACAGCGCTCATCGCACGTCGCGATGAACAGGTGACGTTTTGGCACACTGAATACTTAAACCAGCGGCATGTGATATTCGACAGAGGGAAACAAATCGAGGCGCTCCAGGCAGCCTACGAGGACACGCGCGATTCGCTGATGCGAGCGCTGGCAGCGCTGGCTGAACACGATGCGCGGTATCGGCAACAGGTGCAGTATCACCAGCCGGTGCAGTAGAAAGCAGGCCCATGCGAGGACTTCCCGGCTGTTATTGCGCGCGCAATGGATGCGTGTGCTGTATCTGAAGTGCCGGCCGAGAACCATTTTCGGCAAACCCCGAAGGGTGAAGAGGAGCCAGCGCCGTGATAGAATCGCGAGCCATAGCCAATGGCTGAAGATGATCTCACCGATTGGGACAAGCTCGGCTACCCCAAGCCGGCGCAGAACATCCCGTCGAAGCAGCAGATGCGCGACGTCTACCGCACGTATTGGCTGCCCAAGATGATGCCGCTGCTCCAGGCGCAAGAGGCTCGAGCACTCGGCCTCCAGCATTTCATGCTCAGAGACCCGGAATCCGGCGAATGGCGACACGTCGAAGATCCGAAGCAGATCGAAGCGGCGCTGAATCATCCTGACGCCGTGAAGGGCTCGACGTATCGCATCCACACGAAAGACCCAGACGGCCGCGACATCACCGACATCCTGAACCGCATCGTGGACAAGCCGAAGGAGCAGGAGCAGGAGCACATCATCCACGACGGCGACCGCATCCGCGAGAAGCTGGAACTGTGGAAGCGCGAACATCGCAAGGAGTAGTGATGGAGTGGTGGGATTGGATGGACTTACTCATGGGCTGGTTCCGGTAGATGCGCACTGAAGCGCCGAAGTGGATGGCGTGTAAATGTGCCGTCTGCAAGCGCATCACAGGCACCTCGTTTTACTACTACTACGCTTTCCGTGAAATGTTCTGCTATGAGTGCAGAGCATGGCTGACGCACTACTTCGGATTCAGATTTCTCTAAATGCCAGCCGTCAGCCTCGACACAGACCTTGCTGAAGCCGTAGCGTCCTTCGCGCTGGACCCGCTCGGCTTCGTGCGCTGGGCCTTCCCCTGGCCCATCAACGGCGAGGACGGACCGGATAAATGGCAGTGCGAGTTCCTCGAAGCGCTCGGCCGCCGAGTGCGCGAGAACCGATTCGACGGCGTTGAGCCGGTGCCGCCGATTCGCATGGGCGCATCAACGGGTCACGGTGTCGGGAAGTCAGCGCTCGTCGGGATGATCGTCAACTGGGTCATGAGCACCAGACCCGATATGAGAGGCACGATCACCGCGAACACGAACGACCAGCTCGAGAAGAAGACGTGGGCGGCGATTCGCGAGTGGGCAGAGCGCTGCATCACGGCGCATTGGTTTGAAATCAACAGCGCCATCATGTATCGCAAGGGCTCGCGTGCGACCTGGTTCTGTGCGCCTGCGAGCTGTGCGGCTGAGAACTCTGAGGCGTTCGCCGGCCAGCACACGAAGGCATCGACGTCGCTCTACGTGTTCGATGAGGCGTCAGCGATACCGGATAAAATCTGGGAAGTCGCCGAAGGCGGATTGACTGACGGCGAGCCGATGATTTTCGCATTCGGAAATCCAACGCGGAATACTGGCGCATTCAACGCCATCGCGTTCGGCGACCGTCGCGACCGCTGGGATATCACCTGCCTGGATTCGCGGGACACAAAGTTCGCCAATAAACGCACGATTGCGGAGTGGGCTGAAGACTATGGTGAAGACTCAGATTTCTTCCGGGTGCGTGTTCGCGGACTCCCGCCGAACGCTGACGAGTTGCAATACATCGACGCTGCACGGGTTGCTGCTGCCCAGCGGAACCGCGCTGAGTCTCTCTTCGGCGAGCCCCTCATATGCGGCGTCGACATCTCAGGTGGAGGTAAAGCCTGGAGCGTCTGCCGGTTTCGGCGTGGCTTCGATGCTCGGAGCATTCCGCCGATTCGCATCACAGGCGAGCAGACGGTGGCTGACAACCGACAGCAGCTCGTTAGCGTGCTGGCTGAGACGCTGAACACGCGGAAGCCAGATGCGATGTTTGTGGATACGGCATTCGGGGCCATCGTCGTGGACCGTCTCAGGAACATGGGATTCAAGCAGGTGCATGAGGTGAACTTCGGCGGTGCGAGCGCGAACCAATACGCGGCGAACGCGAGAGCCTACATGTGGCGCGAGATGAAGGAATGGCTACCGAAGGGGGCTATCGACCCGAAGGATCAGCGGCTCGCGACCGACCTGTGTGCGCCTGGGTTCCATCTGAACGTGCAGAATCGGCTGGTGCTGGAGTCGAAGGAATCGATGCAGAAGCGGAACGTCGCGAGCCCTGACGATGGCGATGCGCTGGCGCTGACGTTCGCGGTGCCGGTGCGGGCGAAGGTCGAGTCGAAGCCGATGGCGCGTCCGACGATTCGGTCATCTGGACAGGCGTGGATGGGCTAAATCATGACCTACGACGGCGAAGACAACTACACGCTCTCGACGGGCCGCACGTTCTATGCGAACAACGGCATCATCGGATTAGCTCCAGACGACGATGACCCGCATGAGGGATACGACGGATCTATCAGGACGACAGGATACGAAGAAGGCGACGAGTCGACATGGAGCCAAGCCGAACGGCGCGAACTCGCCGACGAGATGATCCGACGCTGGAATGCATGGGCAGTGGCGCAGAACGGTTGAGTTGACGTATAATCCCCGACCATGCGAACCAGATACCGACTGTATCGCTGCTGCGGCTTCGGTCGGCTCGCGGCTCTCGTGAACGCGCTACATGTCTGACCTCAACGCGGCACTGATCCACGAACGCGAGCAGCTTCAATGCGACTGGCCGGCGTTCTGGGCCGCGCAGTTCGGGCAGCAAGCCGTGACGTTCCTGCGCGTCGATGAGCGCGAGTCGCAGCCGTGGAGCGCACAGCACGCCTACGAGTTCGCACGGCTCGCATGGCATTTCGCAAGGCACGCTATTGTCTGACACGCCTGCCGAATCAGCCTCACGCCTGCCGGAACTGCCGAATGCCGGCTACGCCTCGCAGCGTGCGAAGTTCACGAGCGACGTCATCTGCAACTTCCTGCGAACCGTTGAGCGCAACCGACCATTCCTGCTCACCATCGTCACAGACGGGCTCGAGAAGTGGCTTCGCACGGCTACGCGAGCTTGGCGCTACGGCATGGTCATCGACGGCGACATCCTGCGGTCGGTGTGGTCGTATATGGTGCGGATGGCCGGTCCGAATCCAGAGGCGCAGCTGCACGCACTGCACGGCATGATGCGGATTGACGAGATTACGCAGTTCGACACGCGGGCCACGACGCGCTCTGCGCTGACCGAGGGGCTACGGGCGGCGATGAAGGATTTGCGGCGAGAGCAGAAGAGGAAGCATTGATAATTCAGACGATGGAGACTATGGTTCCTGGGGAGCGCAGTAACCCAGGATACCGCGTCGTTGCATCTACGCTGGAAGAAGTAGAAACATCATTCATCGTAGAGCGCGAAGCCACATGGGATGAACTCGTCCAGCAATGTTATGATCTTGGCTGCTTGGAGTCGCTCAACTTTGTGCCTCTGCATCGTTATTACAAAGTCCTAGTCGATTAAATGGCCTCCACGCCTTCTGTCGGCATCGACCCGATCATCGCGGAGGCGCGTGAGCGCTGGCAGCGGTGCGACGAGCACGAAGAGAAGCAGCGCAAGCGCATCCTGGCGGCGAAAGAGTTCAGAGCCGGCAATCAGTGGGATCCTGACATCGTCTCAGCTCGGCAGGGCAAGAACGCGCTACAGGGCGTGGCCGCTCAACCCGCAAGACCATGCCTCACGATTGACCGTCTTTCTCAGCCCGTTCGGCAAGTCTCCAACCAGATCAAGACCGCCAATTTCGCCATCGACGTCACGCCAGAAGGGCATGGGGCTGATGATGATACTGCTGAGATTTATAAGGGCTACCTACGACGCGTTCAGAATCAGGCGCGAGATGAATCGCCTATTGAATGGGCGGCCGATGGAGCCATTGAGGCCGGATTGGGATGGTTCCGACTGCGGACTGATTACGTTGACCATGCCCCCAGCCCAGACGCTGGCGTTGAAGCCTTCGACCAAGAACCCTGCCTCGAACGCATCACGAACTCACTAAGCGTCTACTGCGACCCGTCAGCGAACAAGCCGACGCGGTCTGACGCGCTGTTCATGTTCGTGACAGAAGACCTCGCACGCGACGAGTTCAAGGACCGCTGGCCGTGGGCAGACTCGCGCGGGCTGGACAATTTCATGTCGTCTGGCGACCCGAAGATGAAATCGTGGGTCTCGCAGGACATCATCCGCATCGCCGAATACTGGCGCGTGACGTTTACTGAAGAGACGTGGGTGGCGCTCGAGGACGGCTCGATTCGAGAGATTCCGCACAAGGACGGCAAGCGCATCAAGCCTCCGAAGGACGTGGACGGTGTCGCCGTCGATTCATGGCGCGTCGTGCGTCGGCCGAAGGTAGAAGGCTGGAAAATCAACGCCTGCGAGATTCTCGAGGAACTGCCGTGGGTCGGCTCGAGGATACCGTTGATTCCAGTGCTCGGAGAAGAACTGAACGTCGATGGCGACATCATCCTACGCGGCATCATCTCAGAGGGCATGGACGCGCAGCGGATGGTGAATTACACCTACAGCGGCGCGATGGAGACGTTCGCGCTGGCGCCGAAGGCACCATTCGTCGCGGCGGCCGGTCAGGTCGAGAACTACAAGGACATCTGGCAGACCGCGAACACCTACAACTACAGCTA